AAAGGGGTTTAACTGGCTTTCAGGTTACTATGAAGAACCGAGAGACAATTTTATCCGAGTTAGAAGAAAGTATTAGGACTAATGTTCTAAAAATTAATTCTGAACGCACTTTAAATGAGCTAAATACCTTTGTAATAACAAATTCAGGAAAGATAACTGCTGATAATGGTAAACACGATGACCTAATTATGAGTTTAAGTCTTGCAAACCATATCATGAAGAGCACTAGAGACAATTCTTTCATCGAATTTACAAAAGAGAATGCTTTTAAGGAAACAAAACTTTACCCTAAGAGCACAAAAATACCTTTAATATCAAAAGGTAAGCAAGTAATAGAGGATATTGAATGGCTGATGAAGTAGAAAACCAAATTGTTGAAGATGGTGGACAATCAACTTGGGCAAATTATGCAACCAAGGGACCTTATTTTTATCCTAGAGGGGCTTTAGGTAGGTTTTTCGCTAGGTTTTTTGCAACAAAAGCCCAAGACGCAGTAATCCAGGCCGTTTCTGACGTAGAGGGTCCAAACCTAACAGGTGATACTAAGCTAAAAAGCTCTGATCCTGCCGATAATACAGGTGCAGCGGCATTTACTATTAACAGGACCACTCCCGTCTATTCAGAGATCGAAAGATCAAGAAAAGAGCGATATAAAGACTACGAATCCATGGATGAGTACCCTGAGGTTGGTAGTGCTTTTGATATGTACGCTGATGACTCCACTCAAAAGGATACACAGCACAGAAGGTGGTCAGTTCGATCAGAAAGCCCTGAAGTAGTTCAAGAAATTGAAGATCTTTTTCAGAATGTACAACTAGACAGGTATTATTACGATATTGTTCGAAATGCTGTTAAGTTTGGAGACTGCTTTCTTGAGATTATTGCAGATGTTAATAACCCCACAGCAGGGGTGCAAAGAGTAAAGATACTAAACCCCAATTATCTAATTAGAGTAGAAGATAATTATGGTTATCTAAAAACCTTTTTGCAGCAAATTCCAGATAACACTACGATTGATGCTAGTTACCAAGCACCTCTACAGACTGGAAACAAAGATAGTCAGTATATTGAGCTAGATAAAAACCAAATTATACACTTTAGACTGTTTACCTCAGATCCTAAGTTTTATCCTTATGGTAAATCAGTTGCTGCTTATGGAGTACACACCTTTAGGTCTCTAAAGCTCATGGAAGACGCGATGCTTATTTACAGGCTTGCGCGAGCACCAGAAAGAAGGATCTTTTACGTTGATGTTGGCAACCTGCCTTCTAGCAAAGCAGAGCTTTTCATGGAACGAGTTAAAGAGAAGTTTAAGAAAGAAAAATACTTCAGGAATAAAGGAGTTGATGCTCGTTATAACCCTCTAGCTGCGGATGAAGATTACTTTGTTCCTATTAAAGGAAATCAAAATACTCGTATTGAAACACTTCCTGGAGCCCAGAACCTTGGTGAGGTAACAGATGTCTCTTACTTTAGAGATAAACTACTTGCTGCGCTTAAAGTTCCAAAAGACTTTATTAGTCAGGACAAAGGGCAACAAGCAGAAAAGAAAGCTAATCTATCTGAACTAGATGTTAAGTTTTCCCGTGCAGTGGCAAGAGTTCAACATGAGATAGAAGTAGGTTTAGAGATAATGGCAAAAAGACATTTAGCTCTTAAAAAGTATCCTACAACTTTAATAAACTCGCTTAGAATACAATTACCTGATCCTTCTGATAGATTTACCAAGAGGAAGCTGGAAATTGATGAAATGAGATTAAGAATAATTCAGGGCGTTACTCAAACTCAACTATTCCCTAAAGATCATATCTACAGAGAGTATTATGAGATGAGTGACGGAGAAATTGCTTTACTGAAGCAAAAACTAAAACAAGAGGCAGAAGATGCTGCATATCAGCAGCAGGAACTGAATCAAATATCCCCAGGAGCGGGAGAGCTACCTCAAGGAAATACGCCTGGAGGGCAGGAAGCAGTTCCTACTCAACAAGCAAGAGAAGCTTTTTCTGAAATAGAGGGGTTAAGGTCAAAACTTGTAGAAGAAAACGGGTATAGGCCAGCAGAGCAGAAAGTCTGGAAAAGAATTTTAGAAAAAATACCAGAAACTAAAAAAAAGCCTTAAGCTATTTTAGTATATAGATTTAAGCACTAAGGAGCAATTTTAATTATGTTTGACCATATCTTTGAGAATAGAGACAGAAAGATAACTAATATCGTCAAGTTATCGGATTATCTCGGAAGGTCGTTGAGAGAAAATGTTGAAGTATTTTCTATTGATGACACAGAAAATAAAGCTACCTTCGTCACTGAAAGCGGTAAGATTATCGCAGGTTCATACAACTTTGAAAAAGATGTTGAACTTAAGAATATTCAGATTGAGGACGGAGAGCTTTTTGAGGACGATCAGAGGTTTGATGAATTTGTAGACTACAAAATCTCAAACTTTGTACAAAATATCTTTGAGGAAGATTTTGTTGAAGCAGATACTAGCTTTAACAAAGTTCTTCAATTATGGGAGAGTAGAGTTAAGTTCTCCTCCGTGAAGAAAAAACTCTACGAGAAATCCCAAAAATTCAATGGGTCAAATAGAATCATAGATAGTGAAGAGTTCCAGAAGGTAGTAGAGATTGCTCCTCAACTCGTAAACTTCTTAAAAGAAAACGAAAACTTAGTAAACATTCCTGAAATTAACAACATGGTCAAGCTATCATCGTCAGTTTCAAAGGCTTTTGCTTTACCTAAGATTTCATATGATTCTTTAAACGAAACTACTTACACAATTCCAGAAAATGTAAATCATACTATCTATGAAATGATTTGCAAGCAGGAATTGATTAGAAAAGAGTTAGTTGAATCAAAAAACAGCTTTAACTTGGTTTGGTTGAACAACGAGAAGATCTCTAATCTTGCCACCTTAGTGTATGAAGGCAATGAAGAGGTTGTCGTTAAAGCTTTAGTTGAGGCTGTTTGTGAAGTCCCTTACTTAGCTTTAGCTACAAAGAGACAAATCACAGAGACGCTGACCAGCAATCTTGAGTTAAACGAGTCGATTAAGGTTAATATGAAGGACATCAAGGCATTTAGTAGTGCCTTGTTTGAGTATAAGAAGCCTTTAAAGAACTTGTTTGTTTCAATGCTAAATGAAAAGTATGGAATTAGCGTTCAAAATCTAAAAGATATTCCCACCTTTAAAAGCTTGCTAAACACGCAAGTTTTAATTTTTGAGGCTTTAGCAAAGTTAAGCCCTAAAGCTTCTGTTCAAAAAGAAGTCTTAGTTGAAGCTGCGGCAATGCTGAAGGCCAAAAACGGTGTGGAATCTATTGATGTTAACCACTTCATCGAATTATTGTTTGAAAAATCAGGTTATCAAGACTACATCGTTGATGAGCCTTTAGTTGAAAATATCTCAATTAAAGAGACCTTCTCCGAAATGGAATCAATCGAAGAGTTGATTGAAGCAATTTTAGTAGAAAACAAAAAGAAATCTAAAAAAGCAAAGCCTGATTACATTGATATAGATGGTGATGGCGATAAGAACGAACCCATGAAAAAAGCCGTTCAAGACAAAAAGAAAGGCAAAACAATGTCTGAAGAGGACTCAGAGGAAGAATCTGAAGAGTCGGTAGACGAAGGCGCTAAGAAAGGTTATCCTGAGATGGGAATCAAAGGTGGCACTGAAGAAGCAGCGGCTGAAGCCAAAAAACGAAAGAAAAAGAAGGTTCAAGAAGAAGAGGCCGAGGAAACTGAGGTTGAAGAAGCTCCTGAAGAGTTAGAGGAGCAAGAAGTAGAAGAAAAACAAGCTCCTACCTCAGATGAAATCATGTCCTCCTTCAAGGACTTCGAAGACATTCTTAACTCAATTGATTTTGAGGACATCATGAAAGACTCTCAAGAAGAGGAAGAAGAAGAAACCGAAACCGAAGAAGAGGAAGTTGATTCTCAGGAGGAGACTGAAGAATGAGTAACAGAGACACCTTAATTCCAGTATGTAAAGTAGTCGGTATTGCTAGTGGCACCACTGGAGGAGTTCATTTAGCTAATACCGCTGTTGAAATAACAAATGTTGAAGTTTTTGATGAGCAACATAACAAACAAACAGCAGGTGCTAGTGGATTAGCAGAAGGTAATCAAACTTTCTTTGTTAGTGGCAATGCTGGAGGAACGATTACCTCTGGTTCAGTTGTTGTTAGAGTTCAAGGTGGACGGGTTGTCAATGCAACTGTTAAAAATGGTGGAGCCTATACGGGAATAGACACAGCATTTGGTTTGATAGATAACCATGATGATGGCATAAATAGTTACTCTTTGGGTGTTAATTTAACTGCAAGTCCTGCTATTGCTGATGTTCCTTATGTTACTGTTACAGATTTAAGTGGTCAAAGCGGTTGGTTCCGAGTTCAACCTGGACTTTCTGGGACATCTAATCTTTATGCAAACCCAAGTGCAACAGTTGGAGCAACCTTAGGTGGTAATCCTATTAGAATGCCTGATAGTTCAGTGTACGATTATACTGCCTCTAACGTATTTGGTGATGTTTCTGGTTCTCCAGGAATCGTAGGTTCTGCTGGAACAACGGTAACTTTAACTTTACCAAGAGGTATAGACAGAATTACTATTCAAAATAATACAGAAACTGCTTCTAGTGGCGTTTTTGCGGTAAACTATGGTGTTGTAAAACAAGGTAATGTTGTGCTAGATAATAGCACTAGAGATGTAACATGAACATAGTTTCCTTAGGGCGTACAGTTAGACCAGCAATAAATGGTCTAACTTCAGGGAGAGGATCTACAGACCAAACAACCATAAGTAAAAGAAAAGTTCAAGCTTATAAAGCTTTTGGTAAAGGAAGGTGGTCTTTTATTGTTAGAGCTAAGGCAAAAGGTCCTTATGGTGGCCGCAAAGGAAACTTCTTAAACATCGGTGTTTATCGACAGGCTGGGACACGTTATATCATAACACTTTTTGAAGATGACCAAGATAAGTTGGATGGTAATGTCAGCACCGCAGGGATTGATGGAATTGGAGCAACAACAGTAGAGGCAATTGTTTATAAAATTAACAACACTGTAATGAATACTTGGATTGAAGCTGAAATGCTTGTTAATTATACAGACCAAGAATTTACCAGTGCTGGTGGTATTGGCTTTGCTGATGCTCTTCCTCTCGAAGGAGGGAGGGGGTAAATGACCGTTGGAGAAAAAATACCTCTTAAGTTTGATTATGATAGTAACAACTCCCCTTCAGCTTTAGCGGAGTATACTGCGTCTGATGTTGTAGGTGTAACTAATGGCGGTACAGGAAGCTCTTCTTTAGCAGATTTTGGTCCAACTTTATCAGCAGTTAACCTTTCTGCGGCAACTGTTAATGGTATGCCTTACCCTGCTCCTTTTGGGTATATGCAATTAAACTCCGATGATACTGCCTCTGTTGACGAAAAGAAGTTGGGTTACTCTAATACTCCAGGAACTATCGTTTCAGATAAGATTACTTGGGATGACACTAATAAGTATTTTGTTGCAGAAGATGCAGGAACTTACGAAGTTTTAGCGGTTGTTATCCTAGAAGGAGGATCAACCTTAGTTGATATATCCATTAAGAAAAACGGAGCCGATGTTTTAGTGGGTCAACCTAGGGTCCACAGCACTGTTGATCCTTTAGAGCATACCATGCGAGCGGTTTTTACTATGACAGCAGGGCAGAATGCAAATGTAACTTATGATGCTACTGCTTCAAAC